CCCAACTTTCTGCAAAGGGATTAAACAAGATGGGTAGCTTAAAACCTGACCTTTTCCGCATCGTCATGACTCGCGTAGGGGATCTCACCCCTTACGCAAGGAATTCCCGAACGCACTCAGACGAGCAGGTCGCGCAGATCGCTGCGTCGATAAAAGAGTTCGGCTGGACTAACCCGATCCTGATCGACGGCGAGAAAGGAATCATTGCTGGCCACGGCAGGCTGAAGGCTGCGATGCGGTTAGGCCTCGAGGAAATCCCTACAATAGAACTGTCGCACCTAACCGAGATTCAGAAGAAGGCGCTTATCATTGCTGACAACAAATTAGCTTTGAATGCCGGATGGGATACGGAGCTTCTCAGTCTGGAGCTTGAGGAGTTGGAGCTTGAGGGACTAGACTTAAGTCTTACAGGCTTTGGTGAAGAGGAAATAAGCGCACTTAAGCCGGAGGTTGTAAACGAAGGATTGACGGACGAGGATGCTGTCCCTGAGCCTCCACCGGAGCCTATTACAAAACCCGGAGACATCTGGATACTAGGCAAGCACCGATTGATGTGCGGCGATAGTACGAGCGTGGATGCGGTTGAGAGACTAATGGCTGGAGCAAAAGCTCAACTTTTGCACGCTGATCCGCCATACGGAATGGGCAAAGAAGGTGAAGGGGTTGCAAATGACAACATTTACGGAGATAAGTTAGATGCTTTTCAGATGGAATGGTGGGCGACATTCCGCACGTTTTTAGAAAACAATGCAAGCGCTTACATTTGGGGCAACGCACCTGATTTATGGAGATTGTGGTATCGCGGTGGTTTAGCGGATTCTGAACGACTGACATTAAGAAACGATATTCTTTGGCATCAAGAGGGAGTAAGCTGGGGAAAGGATGGCATGTCCAATCTTCGTCAATATGCAACCATGGGCGAACATTGCCTTTTTTTTATGTTGGGTGAGCAAGGTTTTAACAGTAATGCTGACAATTACTGGGAAGGCTGGGAGCCGATTAGATCTTATTTAGAAAACGAAATGAAACGATGTGGTTGGACAACAAAAGATCTTAACAATATTACAGGGACGCAAATGGCTGGTCATTGGGTAACCAAAAGCCAATGGGCGATGATTACGGCAGATCATTATGCAAAAATTCAAAAGGCCGCCCGCGACCACGATGCCTTTAAGCGCGACCACGATGCCTTGAAGCGCGACCACGATGCCTTGAAGCGCGATTTTTATGCAACGCGAGCATATTTTGATAGTTCGCATGATCAAATGACAGATGTCTGGCGTTTTGACAGAGTTAAAGGCGCAGAGAGACACGGGCACGCAACACCAAAGCCAGTGGCAATGATGGAACGAGTAATGAAGTCAAGCCTTCCAAAAGGCGGCATTTGCGTTGAGCCATTTGGCGGCAGCGGTTCAACTTTGATGGGCGCGGAAAAAACTGGTCGCATTTGTTACACAATGGAGTTGCAAGCTAAATATGTCGATGTCATCGTTAAGCGATGGGAAGAATTCACCGGACAGAAAGCGAGGCTAGAAAATGCAGCGGAAATATCCACCTGAAGTTCACTTAGTACACGGCACAAAGGGAGAAAACACGGGCATCCCATTGCCGGAGAAGGTAAAGATCAGAGTTCCGTTTGCCGAGTGGGCAGACAATCCGGCTTTATTTAACCGCGAGAGGTTTGTAAAAGAGACCGCAGATTACTTGTTCGATGTCTATGGTATCGGTTCAGATCAAGACAGGCACACGCTCATGATGCTTGCCGATCAGCTCCAGCTCTACATTGACGCAAGGAAAGAGCAGGCAAAGCATCCTTTAGTGGTTAAGACTAACGGCGGAAAGACTCACGCTCCGAATCCTTACATCAGTCTGGCAAACAAAGCGATGGAGAACTCCATCAAGCTGATGAACGAAATGGGGCTTACTCCGCGGTCAAGGCTGGCGGCAAACAAACTTGAAGACGGCTCTAAGATGGGAGAATTCTTAGCTGGGCCGAAGTTCGGCACATGAGAATAGAAGATGGTATTGCTTATGCTGTCGGCATCGTAAAAGGCGAGATCGACGCTTGTCGAAATGTTCGCCTAGCCTGCCAGCGGTTCTTAAATCACATAGAAAACAAGGAGTGGGAATGGGTTTTTGATCCGAGTCCTGTCAATCACTTTCTACAGTTTTCGGGTCTATGCAGGCATGTAAAGGGACAGTGGGCTGGCTATCCTGTAAGCCTTGAACCGTTTCAGATCCTTATTGCTTGCGCGATCTACGGCTTTAGACACAAGAAAGACCGGCGTAAACGGATGGTGCAGGATGTCATTGTTTACATCCCTAGAAAGGCTGGTAAATCGACGCTGACGGCTCTTATTGCCCTTTATGAACTAGCCTTTGGGGAAGCAGGCGCAGAGGTCTACACGCTCGCTACAAACCGCGATCAAGCGTCAATCGTGTTTACTACGGCTAAGGGCTTCGTCGAAACATTGCCGCAGGAGATCTCTAGGCTCTTTATTCTCGGTAAGTTCACGATTGTGAAGAACGGCGACAGCCAGAGCATGATGAAAGCTCTCTCCAGAGACACTAAAAAGACTGGAGACGGGCTCAACCCTTCTTGCGCGATTATTGACGAGGCGAGTCAGATCGTAGACAGGAATGCGATTGAGGTCTTGCATTCAGGGATGGTATCTCGGCTTAATCCTTTGCGTCTATACATTACGACCGCTTCTTTTACCCGCGACACAAAGTTTTTCGAGGACTTTCAGGTGATGGAGCACATCCTCCATCAGGACGTACCCGATAACCCGCGATGGTTTGGGCTTCTTTACTCTCTGGATGCTGGAGACGATTGGAGAGACGAAAAGGTATGGGCTAAGGCTAACCCGATGCACAATATCTCGGTATCACACGATGCGATTGTTGCGAGGTGCGAAGAAGCGAAGATTAAGCCCGCTGCACTCAACGAGTTTCTCTGCAAAACGCTTAACGTTTATGTCTCGGCCGAAACCGCGTGGGTCGATAGGACACATTGGGATGAATCCGTAGGGCTGACAGAAAGAGAGCCCGAAGCAGTATTTATCGGCTTTGACTTAGCAGCAACACGAGATCTCAACGCTGTTTGCACATTAAAACGATTTGCCGAGGACGATTACGAAGCCGAGTGGAAGTTCTTTCTCCCCGAAGATGGCTTTGAGTTACTACCCACTCATTATCAGGACATTTTCAGACAGGCGATCAATTCGGGGATCTTGCACATCACTGAAGGTAACGTGATGGACGATAGAGAGATTTCGGCGTATATTATTGGGCAAAGCCAGAAATACGACATAAAAGAAGTAGGCTACGACGCATATAATGCTGCTGCTTTAGTAGCAAGACTGTACGAAGTCGGAATGCCAGTTAAGAAAGTCGGTCAAGGGATGGCGGTGCTTTCTAACCCGTCTAAGCATGTCGAGCGACTTATCTTAGGCCACAAAATCAGACACGACGGAAACCCATTCTTAGGACATCAACTGGGCAATTGCGAAGTGTTTACAGACGTTCAAGGCAATATCAAAGTCAAGAAAGCCGGCGTGGATCGTCACGCTAAGGTTGACGGGATTATTGCCTTGATTATTGCGATGCACTGCAGTCTAGACAATCCGATGCCGTCTGAATCGTACGGATTCAGAGTCTTTTAGGGGTAAAAATGGGCTTATTCGACGTATTTAAGCGTAAAACAAAGGCCGAAAGTAACTCTTTATTCGGGAATAGCGTCCTCGGAAACAACGTCATGCTCCGAGGCAAGGGGCAGGGCTACGGTTCTAATCAATTACTGTATGTAACGACCTCTGCGGTTAACGAAGCAGGTCGAACTGTCGACATAACGACACTTGCTAGAAACTCTACTGTGATGGCTTGTGTGGGAGCAAAAGCTCGATCTCTTGCTCAACTGCCCGTCAAAATCATGTCTAAGCAGGCTGACGGCACATTTGTAGACACACAGACCGATCCGAGCGTCCCAGAGCGCGAAAAGAGCCGAGCTGCAAGCGTTCTTAACCTTCTTTCCAGTCCTAACAACTTCCAAAGCCAATACGAGTTTTGGTATCAGTTCACGATGTGGCATGAGCTGGCCGGTGAGACTTTCGTATTACTCTGGAGGAAAGACGCGCAAGAGCCGACGCAGATTCCGCTCGAGATGTATGTTCTTGACTCGACGCTAATCGTGCCGAGGATCTCAGAGACGCGTTATCCGTTTTACACGCTTACAAGTTCGTCCTACGGCTTCAACAAAGACGAGCCGCTCAAGTATTTTCAGGTGATGCACACGAAGTCTGAGCCGTGGCAGGGTTCCAGTTCGTTTAACCGGTTGCAAGCTGTCGAGTTGGTTTCCTTAGATCAGGATATTGATCTCTACTCCAACTTCATTATGTTGAACGGCGCAAAACCCTCTGGTTTGTTCCGTACCGAGCAAGTCATCCCTGACTCAAAGTTCAAAGAGATTGCCAGCAGGCTAAAAGAAGCGTGGACGAACATGCTTAACAGCCAGCCCTCGGATCAGAGTAAGCCGGGGCAGTCGATGCTCCTAGATCAAGGCATGACTTACGAAGCAATCAAACCTTTGACGCTTCAAGATGTGGATGCTAGAGAGCTTAAGAAACAAACGATGACGCGGATCTGCGGATTGTTTGGTGTACCTCCCGCGATGATCGGAGTCGGCGAGTCTAAGTACAACAATACCCAAACGATGCTGGACGAGTTCTACAAATCGACGATGATGCCCTTTATTACGAACGTTGAGCAGCGGTTAAAATTGTCGTTGTTGAAGGGCTATCCGAATTTACACGTTCAGTTTCAGACGCAAGACTTCCTGAAGGGTGCTCCGCTAGATCAGATGAATTATGTCGTTGCAGGAGTTAAGAATGGGATTCTTACGCAGAATGAGGCGCGTGAATATCTGGGACTTAACTCTCTCAATGGTGCTGATGATCTGTTGCTTGCCGCTGGTGGCGGTGGCGCTATCCCCGGCAGCTCTCCGCAAGACACTGGCGGTGGTGGAAACCTTAAAGTGGTGGGTAAAACAGGCAGAGCCGGAAATGCTTAAGGATCTATTGGAGAAACTCAAGGCCGCGGCAGACAAGAGGAAGCCAAAGCCTAAGTTAGTAGATGGAATGGTTAAAAAGGAACCTATCAATGGCTAAGAACATCACTTTTTTCTACGAAGCCAAAGTTGAGTTAGGCCGCAAGGCTGACGAGGCAACGGGCGAACCTATGGGTGAAATCGAAGCCACACTTACGACGTGGGGCGCGAGAGAAGGCGCAGACGGTCGCAGGTTCTTTTATACGCCTGAGGCTTTTGAGGCGTGGCACGAGATGTGGATGGATGAAGGAAGGCCACTTCCGATGTACTTCCAGCACTCTTCCGACATGATGCCTGTCGGCGAATGGTCAAAGTTCGATATTACGCAAGAAGGCATGACCGGTAAAGGAAAGATCTTCCTGAACACCACGGCTGGCTCAGATCTGTACACCATCATGAAGGAAAGCCCGAGAATGGTTGGCGGCGTTTCTGTTGGTGCTTATGCCGATGAGTATCAAATGGTTGATGAGAACGGTGAGCCTACAGACGATCCCGACATGTTCTTTCAGATCGTCAAAGGCGGTCTAGCCGAGGTTTCTATCGTGATGCAGCCGAATAACCCGAAGGCTGAGATTAGTAGACTTGAGTATTGGATGGGCTCAAAACCCAATCCGAGAACGATTGAGAAGGCTTTGCGTGATGCAGGGCTATCTCGCCGGGATGCGACCGCCGCGTCCGGTGTGTTGAAAGCCATTTTGGAACAGCGTGATGCTGTGGGCGATCAACAAACTGCCACTCAGAGTGAGTCTGATGCGGCGGAGTTGCTGAAAGCGCTCGAATACCGCGAGTTGCTGAAAGCTATTTCAACCCGTTAGGAGATTTCAAAATGTTGGAAAAAGTCATTGAAAAACTGGATGCAATCGAAGCATCTAGCGCTGCAAAACTTGCAGAAACCGCACAGGCTGTCGAGGCAAAAGTTGCTGAGGCTGTCGAGGCGCTCAAAACCGAAACCGAAGCAAAGATTGCCGCATTAGAGGCAAAAGTTGCCGCCCCTTCAATCATCCGTCCTATTCACAAGACCGTCCGTGGCGAAGCAAATCGTCGCTTCAAGGACGTTCTCAAGGAGTATATGAAGGCCGGTAACAACATCGAGCGCGAAGTCAAGATCTTTGAATCGGTCGATCAGTGCGAAGCGTACATCAAGGAAGCCTCGGCTCTTACGGGTTCTGGCTACGACGTTGGTGGCCGCACCGCTTACGACCCCGTATTCGCTGCAAAGCGTCTCGGAAATCCCTTGATGGATCTGTCGCGCATCGTTGCAACTGACGGCTCGGCTTATCAGTTCCGCGTCAAGACCGGCAATGCTGGCGCTCAGTGGGGCTATAGTGTGCAAAATAATGGAGCACCCACGACTGAAGCAACAAGCATTTGGCAAGTGATCCTCAAGGATCTGAATGCTCAGTTCCCAATCAGGACGGCGGCGCTTGATGACATCGACGGCTTAGAGGCTAACGTTGTTGACGATATGCTAATGGAGTTCCAGCAGGCAATGGCAACCTCGATGATCCAGAACAACGATCAGTCGGGAACCGGAACCTCGGTAACGACGGGTGGCGCTGATGGTCTGCGCGGTTTGGATCAGTACGCTGGCGCTAATGCAACCTACACGGGCGGCTCTTGCTCGACGGCTTCGTTCGGTACTTCGGGAACTGCAACCACCAACGGTTTGCATAACCTTGCTACCTATGACCAGTTGACGACCAACGCCAACACGGTTGCAGCTAACAATATCGTCTACAAAGATGTTGTTAACTTCATCTACAGCCTGCCACAGCAGTATTGGACTCCCAGCGCAGCGTTCATGATTAACCCGATCCTGCTTCAGGGCATCCGTGGTCTCGTGGACGATCAGAAGCGTCCGATCTACATCGACGGTCTGTCACGTACCGATGGCATCGTTGGTGAGTTGCTCGGCTTCAAGGTTGCAGTCAACAAGTACCTTGACAATCCCAGCCAGCCCACCACCGGCGCAGCAGGAACGACCAGCTACTATCCGATGTATTTCGCGGATTGGCAGCAGTTCCACACCATCGTCATGCGTCTCTCGATGGTTCTCCGTCGCTACGACCAGACGCTCCCCGGTTCGATCACGTTCTACGGCGAAACTCGTGCAGCCACTTCGGTGCGCGATCCTAATGCCGGTGTGCGTTATCGCTCGACTGGTACGGCTGCTTGATAAAAGAGGGCGAAAGCCCTCTCCCTTTTGGAGAGATTATGAAACAGGTTATTTTGGAAGGCTTGAAAAAGGCTCTCCACGAGGGCAAAAGCACTGTCAACCTCGCGGAAGCCTCAGCCCTAACCGGCTCAGGCAGCGGGGTTGGCGGTCGCGTTTATAACGAGGATGTGTTTGCATCGCTTCGTTACTGGAACCCATTTCGGGTTTATGCAAATCAGACAATGACGGCAGACTCGGATATTCAGTTTGTTGTCAAAACAGGTAACGCTGCTAACTCCACCAACCCGTGGGGCTACACGGTTAACGCCAACTCAGGCTCACCCAACATCGCTACATCCATCTGGCAGCTTCCGATGCGTGTTATTTCCGCTCAGATGCCAATCAGGGCAGCGGCGATGGACGACATCAACGGATTAGATGCTGCGCTTGTTGAAGATCTAGCGATGGAATTTAGCCAGATCGAAGCTGCGTCGATGGCAATCAACAACGATCAGGCAGGCTCTACAACGACCTCCACAGGCGCTACAAACGGTCTCAGAGGCTTGAAGATGTATGCAGGCACTGCTGGATCATCCGCTGCTTACGGAACGTCAGGAACGGCTATAACGGCAGGCATTCACACACTTAACACCGTTGGCTTTACGCATACAAATCTTGAGTGGGAAACGCTTGTAGACGTTGCTAATGCCCTTCCCGGTCAGTTTTGGAGAATGCCGGGAACTGCGTGGATGATGCACCCAACAGCGATTCAGATTCTCAGAGAATATGCTCACTCTGGTAATTCTTACGCACTTGTTGAAGTCGGCGAAAAGGACGAAGGCCCTGCGGTAAACATTATGGGCTGGCCGGTGATTGCGAATCCTTACTTAGACGCTCCCGCTGTTGGCGCTTCTCCAATCTATCTTGCAAACTGGCCTCGGTTTATGTGGATCGTCGATCACTCGGAGATGACGCTTCAGAGAATGGAGCAAACCCAGCCGGGAACGATTACGATATATGCTGAGAAGCGGATGGTCTCGACCGTTCGTGATGTAACTGCTGGCGTTCGTTTGATCGGAACTTAAAGATGCCATCACAACTGCAAGGTAACTTCGGAGCGGGTTCTAGAAACCCGTTCAACTACTCGAAGGTCATTCAGAGCACCCGTGATCCGGTGACTCAATGGCTGACGTTTGAGGAAATCACCAACCAGTTGAATTTGTTTCAGGATGAATCGCAGGACGATTATCTTGCTCAGTTAGAACTCGCTACACGGATGGCGATTGAGGACTACTTAGGCACCCCGATCTTCAATGTGACGTATCAGGCCTCTTACATGATCTCAGGGCTTATGGCTGCACCCGTAAGTCTTGATCTTCCCGAAGTCTCGCAGAATGGCGTGACAATCAATTGGGTGAAGTATTACACCGACCTTAATCCGCCGACACTCACGACAATTACAAGCTCAAACTACTACTATGACCCAACTGGGAACAAAGTCGTTCTCTTCGAGGTTCCCAACAACATCAACACTTACATGACTGCTCCGATGCTTTGCCAGTACACCCTACAGGGCTCGGTCATTGGTCAGTATCCCGTTGTTAAGCAAGCGGGTCTTATGCTTCTCACTCACTTCTACAATAATCGCTCGGCCATTTCCGCAGAGCAGCATAAACAAATGCCGTGGGCGATTGACCAACTTCTTAGACCCTACAAGCCGCTGGTGATGTAATGGTCTTACGCGTCGACGAAATAAGCATCAATAATCTGTCGTTCACCATCACAAATTTGGGTGAGCAAACGACAGTCGAGACGCTTTGGTTCAAGACGCGAGCAAAGACTAAGTCGGTTCACAATCGGATTCGCACGTTAGAAAAGTTCAGGCAATACGACAACATGATGGACTTTATCGTTAACTACACGCCTAACATGCGGACGATCTCGGATAATCAAGAGGATTACTCCATTACATTCCGAGGTAACAGTTGGCGGATCGCAGAGGTTTACGAGCACGATGACAGGCAATGGGTCTCGCTGATGTGCTACAGAAACGAACCTAGCGTGGCGGTCTGATATGGGGCAAAATAGCGCGGTTGTTTATGCTCAAGCGATACAAGCGCAATTAGTCACGGTTTGCACGCCGACTCCAGTTTATGCAGTGTTCAACCGTAACTTTGCAAGCGAACCGACTTTTGTAACGTGGCAGCTCAGAGACGTTCATCAGCCGGTTTATACAGGGCCACAGTCGGTGAAGGGTATAGACAGACCGGTGTTTCAGGCTACAGTGTTTGCTCAGTTGATGTCGAATTGTTTTAATAAGGCGCAACAGATTGTGGATGCCTTACACGGTTATCAGGGAACTTTTGGTGGACTTTTTTTTGTGTCAAAGGTCGATGTTGATTGGCTCTTTCACACATACGACAACGACAGCAAATTAAATCAAATCGTTCTTGATTGCACTTTAGACATTCCTGCTTAGTGAGGTGAAAAATGGCTCTTCCTAATAAAGTTTTACCCGGCTTTAGCGCCTCGCTCTATTGCCAACCAACTGCAACCCCAACTCCGTTAACGACTGCAAACCTTTCTGTGGTTGCAAGCGTTTCGGCTATCGCTGTAGCGGCCAATCTTGTCCCTGTCGAAGCAATCCCTGCTTTTGGTCAGGATGATGCGGTTGCTAACTTCTCGGTTGCTGGCTCGCGTCAATCTGACAAAATCCCCGTTCAGTCTGCGCCTACAAGCATGACGGTTGTAGCGGCGTGGAATCCGTCAGATACGGTTCTTCTTCTGCTTCGCGGCGATGCTTATAACGGCACGATTGATCGCACGTTTGTTGTCGCAGCAACGGATGGCACAAATATTGTTTACTACGCTTTTAACGGTCGAGTAAGCCAGTGGACGATTGATCCTGCTCCCGGCGCTGAAGCTCAGGTGACATTCACCATTCACCCCAGAGGTAATCAATATGGCTGGTCAAACAATGTCTGATTTTCTTGAGGGCATGAAGGAATACTATGGCGATCTTCACCAATACGCTAAAGGCCATTCCTTTACCCTACAAGAGGTGGATGGCGCCCTACAGGAAGCCGAAGCCGCTGAAGCTGTCTGTTTAAATGTAATGAGGCAATATGCAGCGAGCGAGTGACGATTTACTGAGCTATCTCATCACGCAAGCCCAGACCGGTGCTAAAAACTGGTTTGGGTATCCACAACAACGGCTCATCAACATTTCACTGTGCCATCAGATCGCGGCTAATCACGCTGACTGCATGTCACCGGATGAAGTGGTTGATTACGTCCTGAAACTAAACGATCAGATCTTCAAGCGCATTGTCACCAATGGGCAAACTTGAAGTTAAGGGATTCAGAGAATTTGAGGATTCCCTTTTAGAGCTAGCCGAGGAATTTGGCACGACCAAAGCTCGACGTTCTTTACTTCCCGGTCTTAAGTCTGCGATGGAGCCCGTTAAGGCTGCTATTAAGGGAAGGGTTCCCGTTGATACTGGCAAGCTCCAGTTAAAAGTCAGGAACGGCGCAAAGGTTGCAACCCGCAAGGACAAAAACAAAAAGTATCTGAGCCGTGATACGGTGGCTTTTGGTTTTGTCGATGTCGGTGTTGGTTATCGAGATTCGAAGGGTGAATATCGACCCGCTGCCGAAGCTATAGAGTTTGGCACTGCTGAACAACCAGCAAGACCGTTTATCCGTAACTCTTTTCAATCAATGGCATCATCAGCCCTTGATCGTTTAGCGTCTTTACTGGGCGCTCATATGGATCTCTGGGCAGCAAAACAACGAGCAAAGGTTAGAAAATGAAAATACAGGACAGATTTGGAAAGTCATTTCAACGACAGACTCACGCGGACATTGATTTCGCTGGGCATACCTTAAAAGTCTATCTTCCAACTCGGAAAGAAATGTTAGGACTTGAGGACAAGATCAAAAACCCACCGGATGCTTTAGTTGCTGAAGAGTACGAGAAGCTACACGCCACATTTCAAAAGCTCTACAAGATCAATCAAAACGTCAATGCCGAGTTTAAGGACGATGACATTGTTGTAGAGGGAAGAAGTTTAAGAGAAGCTGCAAAGTTTAAAGCTCAGGATTTAATGCGTGAAATCGCCTATGTGAATCTGGTCGGATTTGAAGAGGGCGACGAAATGCTTGCTCTATCTTACGAGCAGATTTCCGAGACCTTTTCAGAGGCGCAGATTAAGCACTTAGTCAGTTTGATTGAAAAAGCAGTCAATCCTGATTACGAGGCCATCCAAAAAAACTAAAGGGGTCGCTATATCGTCAGGTTAGGGCTACGGCGATCTTTAACGGTCAAAGTCCTGAAGTGTTCGATAGCCTTGATGTAGCGACCGTCCGAGAGTTAGAATTGATGTACCGCGACGGCATGATCGGGGCGAGACATAACTTAATGTTGATCTCGCACTTAATGGCAATCGTTTACAACGCATTGTCTAAGAACCCGATGAAAAGCCGCGAGTTCTTCCCGCATTTGGAGGAGTATTTCATCCCTCCCAATTACATGACAAAACAAGAACGTGATTTTCTGGCGTTCACTTCGCTACCCGGATTCAAAGCGGAGTTTCTTGAGATATTAGGGGGAAATCGTGGCGGGTAAACTTATTGCAGCCCTACAAGTTGCTCTCGGTCTAGAGAGTGCAAAGTTTGTTCAAGAAGTCGACAGGGCGAGACAAAAAACCCGTGAGCTAAAAGTATCCGTAGACGTTCTGGGAACGGCTATAGGCGCACTACGCAGCCCGATGTTGTTAGCCGCAGGCGCTGCCACAGCTTTTGCCACATCCTTTTTCAAAGCCGCAGATGCGGTTAATGACTTTGCCGAGGGCTCCGGTCTAGCCATTGAGGAAGTCTTAGCCCTGCAAAGCGCGATGGTGCAGTCAGGGAAAGAAGCCGATAACGCCGCACAGATGTGGGACAGGTTCTCTACGACTTTAGGTGGCGCTGCTGACGGGCAAAAGGAACAGGCAGATCTTTTTAAGGAACTCGGTGTAAGCATTGCTGACGCAGGAGGAATGCTGCGTCCTGAGATTGAGATCTTTAGAGACCTAACCGCGGTACTTTCCCAGATGGCTCCGGGCGCAGAGCGGGCGAGACTTCAGGTTCAACTATTTGGCAAGCAGTTTGCCAACATAGACATATCTAAGATCGACCAGCTCTCAAGAAACACCGACAAGTTCACCGGCGAGGCTAAGAAGGGTGTTTTAGCTATTGGCGAGATCGGTGATGCGATAGACCAGTTAACCGAGAAGGCAAAGATCGGCTTTCTCACGATGATGGGCAAAGCGCGTGACGCGTGGACGGGCATCAAAAAGTTCTTAGGATTCGGCGAGGAAGAAGCTCCGGCTCCGGTTGCCAATGTTGCTAAAGGCGGCATACAGTCAGGAACGAGAGTAAAGGCGGTTAAAGACACAAACGCAGACTCAGCGGCAAAAGCCCTTAAGTCCTATCTTGAGGGTTTAGACGCTCAGATTCTTAAACTTAGAGAAGGCGAGGAAGCCGCGCTTAGGTTTGAAGCTGCAAAACAAGGAGGCCCTGCTGGCTTAGAAAAGATGGAGCAAATCATTAAGCTCCGTAGAGAAGAAGCCGAGATGCAAGAGCAGCTACAAAGAAACGCAAGGGAAGCACAGCAAGAACTAGCGGCAGCCGAAGATCTGCGAAAGATGAGGCAGGATCAGATCATCAAGGATTACGAGAAACAGATTGAGATTGAGAAAGAAGCTCAACAGGTCGCTCTAGACGCAATGTGGCAGGCCGAGGTCACGGCTAACAAAGAATTAGAAGCGATGGATCTCACAAGGAAGGAAAAAGACGAGCAATTAGAGCTGCTTGAGGATCTTCGGGATGGTTATAAATCTCTCGGCTCAACTATCGTAGAAGCCTTCATGCAGGGCAAGTCAGCCTCACAGGCTTTCAAATCTGCGCTCAGTTCTCTCTTGCAGAAACTTGCCTCAAGATCGCTTGATAAGTTTTTGGATGCCATCTTCAAGCCCAACATGACGGGCGCTCCATCATTGTTTGAGAACTTTATGTCGACCATTCCCGTTATCGGCGGGATTTTTGGTAAGCGAGCCGGAGGAGGACCTGTCAACTCTGGAAGCCCTTATATCGTGGGTGAAAGAGGCCCTGAGTTGTTTGTGCCGAGCATGTCTGGGCAAGTCGTTCCGAATTACGCGATGGGCGGTGCAACAACCGTGAACAACTACAACATTCAAGCTATTGACGTAAAGTCTTTTGAGGATCGGCTTTTAGGGAGTTCTAAGGCTGTGTGGGCGGCAAATCAATACGCCAACAAATCATTAAGTGTCCGAGGTAGAACATGAGCTTCCAGACCATTCTTGATATTTCGCAAAGCATCACGGTTAATAACCGAAGGATGGTTGGGCAGCAATACTCACGCTCTGGGCAAGTGAGAACGGCTTTATATGTCACAGCGGTTCCGTGGGTGTTTACAGTCAAGCCTCATTCTTATCTGTACTACCCTCAAGTTCGAGATGTCATCCAGACGATTGATAACTTAGATCGACAAACCGCGGCGAACATTACGTTTAACACTACAACGCTTCAATGGTTCACCGAGTACAAAGGTGGTCTCACTTCAGGGCAAGCCTCGGCGTTAACGCTTGCTAGCGTTCCTGCTCCTAACGCGACAACAATTTCGGTCGGCAATCTTCCTGCTGTTTCTTCCTCAACGGTTGTATTCGCTGCGGGAGACTTTCTTCAGATCGGAAACTACCCATATAAAGTAACAGCACAGGTCTTGAGAGGCTCAGGATCGACCGTTAACGTCACATTACACCGACCAGTGATAGGAACGCCATCCACTGGAACTTTGACGGCTGTAGGCGCTGCCTGCACGTTTAATGTGGTAGCTGAGACATGCCCGACTTACACGTTAAGACCAATGACGAATGGTGCGTTTGTCGATTGGGATAACGACTTTGTTTTCAGGGAAAACGTCCAATGAGCACAGCTATAGCGGCGCTTTCCTCAGCGTCGATTACCCATTCAGAGTTCGTAAGGTTAGTCACTAGCACCAACACTTATACCTTTTGCAGTGCAGCAGCATCTATCACGGTGTCAGGGATTACGTTTACCGGATTGGGAAGCCTTCTTTCTGTCGGTGATGTGCAGAGAGATCTGAAGGCAACTTCTGATGACATGATTGTGAGCCTGATTGGGATTGACCCGACCAACGTTTCACTGATTCTTGCTAACAACATAAAAGGCTCAACGGTTGAGATCTGGAGGGGATTCTTCGATTCTAATTACCAGATCATCACAAGCCCTACGACGCAGTTCTTCAAGCGTTATCAGGGGATTGTTAATAGTGTGAGTTTGAGCGAGGATTTCGATCAAGAGAACCGATCAAGAACGGTTAGCTGTTCAATTTCTTGCGCTTCGTTTAGAACCATTCTAGAAAACAAAATCTCTGGCATCAGGACAAACCAGAATACATGGCGAGCTCTTTATTCATCTGACGCAAGTATGGATCGAGTCGACGCAATCACCGGACAATACTTTGACTTCGGCGCTCCTCCTCAGTCTGGAGGGTTATCAGATCCAAATGCCGGATCGTCAGGCGAATACGTTTACGAACAGGACACATCAGGTTTATGAGATACGCAACAAAATACGACATGCCACATCTGTTAGAGATGCTAAAAGAATACGCAAAAGAGGCAGGCGTAAAAGCACTGCAAGAAAAACAGAACGAAGATCAAGTGAAAAACTTGTTCGATCAAATGATGAACGGTAGAGGCTTTGTGCTTGTCGACGATAACCTAAGAGGATTTCTTGCGGCTTATATTTCAAGGAACTTCTGGAACCGATACATACGAGAACTTCATGAGGTAGCGTGGTGGGTCATGCCTGAATACCGAAGCACAAGCGTCGGTGGTCGATTGTGGTTAAGGTTTAACCAGCTTGCTCAAAACCTTCTTGATCAAAAAAAGATAGACATTGTGTGCACAAGCCTGATGCCTTCCAGCCCTGAGATTGACTATACAAAATACAACTACAGACCTTTGCAAGCCACATTCTTTCGAGAGTAGATCATGCCAGCATCCATCATTGTCGCGGGACTTGTAGAAGCAGGCGTATTCGCTGCGAGTAGTTTGGGCGCTATGGCTGCAACAGCGGCTATTCGGTTTGCAACGTCTGTCGTTGTCTCTAAGGCCTTTGGGAATAAAAACTCAAGCGCTCAAGATGCCGGGGTAAGGCAACAGCTTCCTCCCGCGGCTAATTATTCCGTTCCGATTGTTTACGGAGATGCTTATCTCGGTGGAACCTTTGTCGACGCGGTGTTGTCTACCGATCAAAAGACAATGTATTACGTTCTTGCCATTTCCAGTGTCAGCAACAATGGACAGTTCTCTTTTGACACGACTGATTTTTGGTACGGTGACCGGCAGATTACTTTTGACGGAACAGATCCGACTAAAGTTGCATCCCTGACTGACGGCAGCGGCAACCCTCAGACAAACATCAATGGTTACATGTACATCAACTTGTACACATCGACCAATGCTGGAGTCATAACATCAATCAATGGATCTGCTCCCAATGTTGTAATGGGTGGATCAGACATTGACGCATCACTTCGCTGGCCTGCAAGCGGCAGGCAGATGAATGGATTAGCGTTTGCCATCGTCAAACTTATCTACAACAGAGACGCAGGAACGACGGGATTAGAACCCATTACTTTTAAGTGCTCTCAATACCTAAACGGAACCGGCGCAGCTAAACCCGGAGATGTCTGGTACGACTACATGACCGACACGCGATATGGCGCAGGCATGACGGGTCTAGTGGATTCTGCCAGCGCGGCAACGCTCAACACTTACTCAGATACGCTCATTTCTTACACGAACTCATCTGGAGGCACGAGCAGTCAGGCGAGATATAGGATTAACGGTGTTGTTGATACGGCTCGACCAATCCTAGAGAACGTTGAACAAATTATCGAGGCTTGCGATAGTTGGATGACCTACAACGCTGCGTCTGGTCAATGGTCAATTGTCGTTAATAAAGCCGAGACTTCTAGCTTCTCTTTCAACGATACAAATCTAATCGGTGACATTCGAGTTAGTACGACCGACATCAATCAGCAGATCAACCAGATTGAGATTGACTTTGCAAGTAAAGAAGCACGAGATCAGCCCGACATCGTGTTTGCAGAGCTTCCCGCTGGTTCGCTTTATGCCAACGAGCCGAGGAACAAAGAGACTTATCGACTAGAGATGACCAACGATTCGGTGCAAGTTAAGTATCTTGCCAATCGTCGGCTTTTGCAGAGCAGAGAGGATTTATTAGTCTCGATTACCGCGGCTTACCCTGCGATTCAGGTTGATGCGGGTGATGTTGTAGACATTACAAACTCAGACTACGGATGGACTAACAAGCTCTTCCGAGTCATGAAAGTTAACGAGGCTACGACACCAGATGGCAACCTCGGCGCAGCACTAGAGCTCACGGAATACTCGGCAACCGTTTACGCAGATCCCACCGCGGGATCAATCAGTCAATACACGCAGGCTCCGGCATCTGGCATCCCTTCCTCTCAATACATCTCAACTCCCGGAACTCCGTTGCTTTACAACACGCCACCGTATGCACCCGCTCCTTGCGCTGATCCTCCGGTATTTAGTATGGTTGCCAGCGTTCCGGCCACTGGTCGAGTGTTGTTGATGTCGCTGTACTACACGACGGTTGCGACTCCATCCTCATCGGATTGGAACCTGATTAAGACAACTAACACAATTGATGGCAATCCTTACACTCCATTGGTTTCACAGGTCTTTACAAATTTAACGCTTCCCTCTGGCACTTATTATTTCCGAGTCATTGCTAGTAACGGATCGGCTTCATCTGTCAGCGCAACATCCTCCGCAGTGGTATGGGACACAAGTGTCAGAACTGTAAGTCTTAGTTCCACTGCCGTTCAATTTATAACCTCCTCTGCTGGTGTTGTATCGCCCTCTACGATCACGTTTACAGCGACGAGCACCTTTACAAGCCCAACGTGGCAGTGGCGCGTAGACGGTGTTTTACAGGCTTCCACAACTAATACTTTTGTACTTTCTGCGTTTGCGCCTAGCACTGCAAAAACAGTCTCAGTGACGGCAAGTCAAAGTGGGTGTTCGGCTACAAACTCGATGGTGATTTCTAGCATCCGCGATGGGTTGAACGGCCCGACCGGACCCACGGGCAGCGCTGGTCCAACAGGGCCCACAGGGGCTTCGGGCAGCGGCCCGACGGGCCCGACCGGACCCACGGGTGTTATCGGAGCGACCGGCCCAACCGGGGCGACGGGCGCAGCATCCACCGTGGCGGGACCCACAGGGAGTACCGGCCCGACCGGCCCAACGGGCAGCGGAGCGACTCCCGGAGGATCAAATACCAACGTTCAATTCAACAACTCTGGCGCTTTTGGGGGCTCAAATAATTTTGTCTGGAATGGCACGAATGTCGGCATAGGGCTTTCTTCCCCATCCTACAAACTTCACACCTATGGCAGCGGAATTTCTGGCGGGATATTTATTGAGGACTCTGATCCTAATAGTGCTAGCCCCGTTCTTGTTGTCAGAGGCAATCGACTCGACAACAACAACAGCCAGAGTTTTAGTGGCGGCGTGGTTTTAGAGCATTTCAACTCTAGCGGAAACGGCTTAGTCACTGACAACACGCTAGGAACCATCTACTTTGGCGGGAATTACAGCTCTACTCAATTCACTTACACAGCAAGCATTTCTGCTGTAGCAGAGGCTAATTGGTCGACAACAAGCAATGCCTCGACAGGGATTGCGTTTTACACCGGATCGACCGGCAACGCTATCGGCACAGCCAACATTTACTACGGCACAGAGAGAATCAGGATAAGAAGCGACGGCAATGTCGGTATCGGAACCACTGGGAACTCATCAGCAAGACTTTTCGTAAAAGGCGCGAATACATCCTCATCAAGTTATTCTCTTTATTGCGAGCCTGCCGGAGCTGCTCCGACCTTTTATGTTGCGAATGATGGTGTTGTTTGTACTGGCGCTGAAATTGGCTCACCTTACAACAACACGACTTCCAATGCAGCAAATGTTTATGTTGCATCCAACGGCATACTTTACAGATCAACATCCTCACTCAAGTACAAGCAAGACATTCAGTCCGCCACATTTGGCTTGCAGGATGTTCTTAATCTGAGGCCGGTTACCTTCGCGCAAAAGAACGATCCTTCTGGCAATCGTTTCGCGGGATTGATAGCCGAGGAAGTACATGCCGCTGGCCTTACGGAATTTGTGCAGTATCACGAAGGGCAACCAGATGCACTGCATTATGCAAATATGGTTGCGCTCTGCATAAAAGCGATTCAAGAGCTAACAAAACGCATAGAGGAGCTCGAAAAGAATGCTTGATTGGACAATCCAAAAGATGGAAGTGAAGCCGCAGGAAGGCTCTTATACGGATGTCGTTGTAACGGCTTACTGGTGTTGCTCTGCAAGCGATCAGGGGTTTGTTGCAAATCAATACGGCTCGGCTTTATTCCCTGCTCCTACTTCGTCATTCACACCTTATCCCGACCTCACTCAAGAACAAGTCTTAGGATGGGTTTGGCAAACAATTAACAAAGCTCAAGTCGAGGAAGAAGTTGAGAGACAGTTAAATCAACAGATCAATCCTCCTCTTGTCCCACTACCGCTGCCGTGGTAAAGTAAAAAAAACACGACAGCCCATCGTTCTGCTGGGAGTGCCTAGCGAACGTCACTTACCGAGTAGAGGGAAACGTGGCCGTCTTTTCAAAAAACACCCTGACGCAGGTCAGTGGTTTCGACAATCAAATCATTGCAGGTGAACTGGTTTACAACCAGCGGACATATTGGAATCTCACTCTCAATAACTCCGACGGCACACCTAGAAATCTATTCGGCTCTACGGTTACGAGCCAGATCATACGGCGACAGCTCTCAAATGTTAGAGACTCGCGCTACGGTCTCACATTCGACATAGCCGATTACACGCCAGAGCCCTCACCGGTTAATCTGACGATCACCAATCAAGATCTTCCTAATGGTTCTTTCACGCTGGTGATTGATGAGTCGGCGTGGTCGGTCATGTCGACGGATGTTCAACTCGACATCAACGCAAACAATCCGGTTGGATTCTCTGGGAACATAAAAATCGCTATTCCTGCAAGCGGATCAACTCCGGCGCAAGATCTCATCATCTTCTTGTTATTCCTTGTCAGGTCTGATGGAGTCACAAATTGAGCACGACAGTTACCTCCGCTAATCAGATCACGCTTGTTATAGATCAGGGCGTTATCGGCCCAACCGGGCCTGCCGGTGCAGCGGGCGGTCCGACGGGGCCCACGGGCTTGCCGAGCACAGTACCCGGACCAACCGGAGCGACGGGGCCTACTGGGGCGCAGGGAGCTGGCATCACCATCAAGGGAACGGTTGCCACAGTCGGTGACCTTCCTTCGTCTGGCAACACTCCCGGCGATGCTTATATTGTTCTGTCTAACGGTCATCTTTATGTGTGGAGCGGATCTGCGTGGGGCGACTCCGGACAGATTGTCGGCCCGACCGGCCCAACGGGCGCTCAAGGGGTAACAGGGCCCACCGGGGGAGTCGGACCCACCGGGGCGGCATCCACAGTAACCGGACCGACTGGGCCCACCGGGGCAACGGGTGCAGCATCTACGGTTCCCGGACCAACCGGCGCTCAGGGGAATACAGGCCCTACTGGCGCTGCTTCTACGGTTCCCGGACCGACGGGCCCGACGGGCCCTGCCGGAGGTGGTGGTAGCGCGATCACGGTTAAGGATGAAGGAACGACGCTTACTACGAATGTCACATCGTTTGACTTTGTAGGCTCAGGAGTCACTGCAACGGCGGTCGGCGATGCTGTCACGGTTTCGATCACTGGCGGCACTGGGGCGACCGGCCCCACGGGCCCCACCGGAGCGGCTTCTACGGTTCCGGGCCCAACCGGCGCTCAGGGCAACACCGGCCCAACCGGCCCAACTGGGGCGGCAAGCACTGTGCCCGGACCGACCGGTGCGCAAGGAAATACCGGAGCCACTGGGAGTGTCGGTCCGACGGGCCCCACAGGGCCTGCTGGTGGTGGTGGCAGCGCTATCTCGGTCTCAGATGAAGGCACTCAGCTAACAGCGAGCGTTACATCCTTTAACTTTGTAGGCTCCGGCGTTACGGCCACATCTGTTGGCGATGCGGTTACGGTGAACGTCTCCGCGGGAGTCGGACCGACCGGTCCGACAGGGGCTGCTAGTACGGTTCCCGGCCCAACGGGGGCAACGGGCCCTACCGGCGCTGCAAGCACAGTGGCCGGTCCCACAGGGCCCACGGGGGCGCAGGGCATTCAAGGAGTGACCGGCCCGACCGGTGCGGCGAGTACAGTGGCTGGCCCAACGGGGCCCACCGGCGCTCAAGGCGCTCAAGGCAACGTCGGACCGACCGGGGCAACGGGCGCGACAGGGCCCACAGGGCCTGCATCTGCAATCGGAACGGGCTTTCAAAGCTACAGCTACACGGGCGACGGCACGACAACTTCATTTGCGGCAACGGGCGGCATAACCGCTCTATCCGTGATTGTTCTTGAGAACGGTGTCGCGCAAGTTCCCACGACTGACTACACGGTCTCGGCCGGTAATGTGGTTTTTGGAACTGCTCCTGCTAGCGGTGTTGGGATCAACATTCGAGTGCTCGACGGCTATCAGGGCCCGACCGGTGCGACAGGCCCTTCGGGAAGCGGTCCAACGGGGCCCACGGGGGCTCAGGGCGCTGCCAGTACGGTTCCCGGCCCGACCGGACCGACTGGAGCCGCAGGGGTGAACGGTCCGACAGGGCCCACGGGCGCGGCTTCTACGGTGGCTGGCCCAACTGGCCCAACGGGGGCTACAGGGCCTGCTGGCAGTGGTTCTATCCCTGTCTCCGACGAGGGCGTTCCTGTAACCACAAGCGTCACATCTTTCAACTTTACTGGCGCTGGGGTAACGGCAACCGCGACGCTCGGCGCTGTAACTGTAAACGTTCCGGGTGGCGGCGGCGGTGCTTCCGGTGGCATCATGACTGCAATGATTTGGGGATAAAAAATGGCAGCACCTAATTTAGTTTCACCGACAACGATCACGGGTAAGAGTGCAACCGTGAACCTTACAACGACTTCAGCAACATCTGTGCTTAGTAACGCTGCAAGCTCTGGCAAGGTCTTAAAGATCAACAGTCTTTACGTTGCCAACATAGACGGAACATCTAACGCTGACATCACAATCAATTACTACTCTGCTGCTGCATTAGGTGGTACAGCTACGGCGATCTGCTCAACAGTAGCAGTTCCTGCTGATGCTACTTTAGTAGTGATCGACAAGGATGCTTATATCTACGTTGAAGAAGATCGCAGTATCGGGGCAACGGCTGGCAGTGCAAGTGATCTCCAGATTGTTGTGTCCTACGAGGAGATTTCCTGATGCCTATCGGTAACGGTGGAATTATTGGCCCTGCTAACGTACCGACGCTTCTGTCGGCTAAGGGTGTATGGTCTCTGAGAGAAGCACAGCTTGCACAGCGTCAAGGCATCTGGCCTTTAGGGTTGATTCCTGATCCTTATTTTGAATACACAACTCTTTTACTTCCCGGCAACGGAACCAACGGCGCACAGAACAACACGTTCTTAGATAGCTCTACCAATAACTTCACCATCACCCGCAACGGCAACACCACACAAGGTACGTTCTCACCGTTCTCACAGACGGGGTGGTCAAACTACTTTGATGGGAGTGGGGATTATTTGAGTGCTGCAAATAGTTCGGCATTAAATTTGGGAAGCTCAAACTACACAATTGAGTGCTGGTTTTATGCACCGTCAGCCCCGACAGCCAATGACGGAATTTTTACCAAAGGAAATACAACGTCCGTTGGTTCTGAGGCATGGTCGCTTGAATTTGTAAATTCGTCTGGAAATGTTGGATTTGGTGTAGGCGCTTATAATTCTTTTGCATCTTATTTGCTTTCTAGTAGCACAGCGGCAACATTAAATGCGTGGAATCATATTGCAGTCGTAAGGAACGGAACGTCGCATACTATGTATTTGAATGGGGCTTCTGTAGCAACTGCCACAGCAAGTTATACAGTTACGTCAGCAGGTTCTTTATATATTGGAACCGGTTGGTACGCACCTTCAACTAGGGATTTTATTGGTTATATTTCTAACGCACGTTTGGTTATTGGCACTGCCGTCTACACATCAGCCTTTACGCCATCAACGTCGCCTTTAACGGCAATCACTAATACAGCACTTCTCACTTGCCAATCCAACCGCTTCATCGACAACAGCACCAACAACTTCACCATCACTGTTAACGGAAACACCTCCGTACAAGCCTTCTCTCCATTCAACCCAGTACTACCGTGGAATGCTGCGAATAATGGTGGGTCAGGGTACTTTGATGGGAGTGGGGATTATTTGACTGCGCCAAGCAATATCGTTGATTTTGCAGCAGGACAGGCCTTTACTGTTGAGTTCTGGGTTTATTTGTCGTCAATTTCAACTGCACAGTCAATTACGCAAGGAGGCGCTAATACGCTTTCTTTGGCAGTTTCTGGTGGTCAAGTTTTCTATGGAAAAGCAGGAGTTATTGACCTTTTAGTCGGAACGATGGCCGCAGCTAACCAATGGGTGCATATTGCAGTTGGTAGGAACTCTTCAAACACATCAAGACTATGGGTCAACGGAACAAGCGTAGCCACCTCTGGTTCAGATACTTATTCATTTAACGCTGCAACCATGTACATTGGCTCTAATTCAACTCCGGCAGCTTACTTGAATGGTTACATGGCAGGTCTTCGTGTTGTAAAAGGTTCTGATGTTTATGGAGTTGCCAACACATCCATCACAGTCCCAACCGCACCACTAACAGCAATCACCAACACCCAACTCCTCCTCAACTTCACCAACGCCGGTATCTACGATGCCACTAGCAAGAATGATCTGGAGACGGTGGGCAATGCTCAGATCAGTACGACACAGTTCCAGTTCGCCCCAAGCAGCATGGCTTTTGATGGAAATGGCGACTACTTAATAATGCCTGATGTGCAAACTGGTCAGTTCTTAACTGGCGATTTTACTGTGGAATATTGGTGTCGATTTGGTAGTCAAGGAACAAATTATGCTCCTCAAGTAGGGACTTTAACCAGCGCATCTCCGTCTGGAACTTGGAGATTCGGAACTTTTACAAATAATGGTGGCGTATATTTGAGTTACCACAACGGATCTACATATGTAGACCTTCAATTTGGGTCAACTGCTTATAACGATAATACATGGAGACATTTCGCTTTAACAAGAAGTGGAACCACGGTGCGAGCTTTTGTCAATGGAACTCAAGTTGGCACAAATCAAACCGTAAGCCAAAACTTTAATAGCTCAAATAAAGTTTCTGTTGGAGCCGAACTGTTAAACCCCACTTACTTTAACGGTTACATCCAAGACCTTCGCATCACCAAAGGCTACGCTCGCTACACATCCAACTTCACAGCGCCTACTGCGCCATTTCCTGTTCAGTGAGGTAACACATGCTCTACAGCAAACTAGGATCAATACCAAAGCCGCAGACAGACGGTACAGAGGGCTGGGTTCAAGTGCCTGATGCGCCAGAATGTCCAGAAGGTATGGAAGTGGTTTGGTGGTCTCATGAGTGGGTTGTACGCTCACCAAAGCCAGCAGACAGAGCAGGCTATCAATGGAATTGGCAGCACGATACAAGAAGCTGGGTAGAAGGTGCGTGGCCTAATGTGGAGCTAACCGTAGAAACGGTTGTTGCTTTAGAAACCGTTGCATCTTTAACGACCGATCAGATTGGGGTGATTGAATGACCACAAAGATCACTGGCGCAAACGTCAACACACTTTCATTAGGTGTTGTTGGCGGTGTTGTGCAGACTACCTTAGCAGCGGCTCTAGAGAAGGTTACGATCTCTGCTACTGCTTCATCCGGCACGATCAATTTTGAATTAGCCACTCAGTCAGTCTTGTATTACACCACCGCGGCTTCTGGAAACTTTACAGTAAATATCCGGGGAAACTCAACAACGACATTAAACTCCCTGATGGCTACAGGACAAAGCATTACGCTTGCTTTCTTGTCGACTCAAGGATCTCCTGCTTACTACAACTCATCAGTGACGGTTGATGGCGCTGCGGCCACAGTCGATTGGTTTGGTGGAGCCGCTCCTTCTGCTGGCAATGCAAACGGTATTGATGTTTATACATACACCGTGATTAAAACAGCGAATGCAACATTCACGGTGCTTGCGAGCCAATCAAGGTTTGCCTGATGCCGATTATTTCTTCGATTGGTGCTTCATCAAAAACCGGATTCGCTCCTAGAGGGCTTCCGGTTTACTACAGTAATCTGTTTGTAAAAGCGCAGACGGATTACATCAGTATGCCTGCGAGTGCAAATCTGGCTCCGGGAACCTCGGCATTCACCTTAGAGTTTTTCGTTTACCTCAACACCTTCACTTATCAGTCGATCTACAGCACTGGTTTCTCTGCTAGCTCAAGCACAGGGTTTGAGGTAACTATAGATTCCTCCGGTTTCTGTAATTTAGTTAAGTATTCAACTGGTGGCACTCTTTCTCTTTTTGTAAGCACAACGGCTGTATCTGCTGGTTGGAATTACGTTGTCTTAACAAGAAGGTCGACTGCTTCTAGTGATTCTCAATGGTTTATCAATGGAGCCGCGGCGAATACCGGAACAATCAGCAACGACTTCTCAGCACCTTCAACATTGACAACCAACATAGGTGCTCGCAGATCGACTCTAACCACTCCTGCTGACGCTTATATAAGTAACCTTAGACTTAGAATTGGTGTGGGAGTTTCTTCGGTTACAGTGCCGGGAAATCCCTTGCAGCCGGATGCAAACACGAGACTTTTAACTTGTCAGTCATCAACAATCATAGACAATGCACCTTCACCGAATACACTTACAAATAACGGAGTAACGGTTTCGACCTTTAATCCATTCTTATAAACAAATGCAATACAAATAATTTACAATGACGAAAGCCCGCAGTGCTACCAACACATACGGGCCTTCTAACCAACAACGAGGACATTCGTTATGGCTGCAAAGATTCTACCAATAGAAACACTGCAACAACTGTTTCGTTACGATCCAGACACGGGAAATGTTTATTGGATCTCACAAGGCCGAGGAAAGATCAAGAAAAAGCCTGCCGGTACAATCGTTAAAGCTGGCTATGTAGGCATTCTTATTGACGGCAAGCGATACTATGCACATAGGATAGCGTGGGCTTTACATTACGGCAGGCATCCAGAGATTCATCTAGATCACATTAACGGTATCAAGACTGACAATCGCATTTTCAATCTCAGAGAAGCTAGCGATATGCAGAATGCTAGGAACTCAAAAAAGCCTATCAACAATACTAGCGGTTACACGGGCGTGTCATACTGTAAGTTAACAAATAAATGGCGGGTTTTTATTAAAGTCAATCGAAGGTCAATTTCTTTTGGGCGGCACGCATGTATTGAAGATGCTGTTAAAGCAAGAAAAGATGCTGAAGTAAGATACTTTGGCGAATGGAGAAAACAAGATGAAAATATGCGTTAACGCAATCTCAAAAAACGAAGCTCAGTTTGTAAAGCGTTTTTACGAGTCGGCCAAAGATGCCGACTTAATTATTCTTGCTGACACAGG